ATGGTTAAGAAATTCTCCGACCTTCGGGCGCAAATGTCGCCTGAGGCACAGGCCCGCGTCGAGGCCAAGGCCCAGGAACTGTTGGCTGAAATGCCCCTGAATGAGTTGCGCCAGGCTAGAGGCTTGTCGCAGAAGATGCTGTCTGAAGTGCTGCAGGTGCAGCAGCCGGCAATTGCCAAAATGGAGCGGCGTACGGATATGTACATCTCCACCTTGCGCAGCCACATCGAAGCCATGGGCGGCCAGCTGGAAGTGATTGCACGCTTCCCGGATGGTGCGGTGAAAATCAGCAACTTCGCGGATATCGAAGAGGCAGGCGCCTAAGGAAGCTCCGAACAAGTCAGTCACACGCAACCGATTGGCGACCTGACTCCTTTTTCAGCCCAGCCTTCGGGGGCTGATTCACCCGAAGCCAGGCTTTTGCCCTGGTTTCTGTGTTTTACACGCGTACCTCTCCTGCGCCGGCCAGCAAGTGCCGACGGGCCATCCATAGGTTCGACAGGGCGAACAGCGTCACCAGTTGCACGGTGTTCTTGGTCAGTCCCCGAAGCGCACCTGCAAGGCCTGTTCGGCTATGCCTGCGAGGCTTACAAGCTTCTCGCCCGTGATGCCGTGTATGACCCGTTCTGGTCGCTGATCATGCAGGACGTGAAGGTCCGACCCGCTGATCGAACGCGTCGAATACCGCCGCTACCACAAGACGACCATGGGCTTCTCCGGCAAGAACTGCGAGATGTTCCTGGGCCAGTTCATCTGCCTGATCGCACGGGAGCGCATCCCCGCAAAAAAGGCGATTGAGTCCGCCCACCGACTGGAGTTCTGGCACGTCATCGAAGACCACTATCTCGCCAAGGGTTGGACTCGTCGCGATCTGGAAAGGCATATACACAAGCTGATGTGTGATCGGTATCTGCGGCGGGGGTATGCCGTCTAATGTCGATCACCAAGCTCCCCGATGGCCGTTGGTTCGTCGATGTAGAACCGATCAAGGGCAAGCGCTTTCGCAAGCGGTTCAAGACCAAGGGCGAAGTCCAGCGGTTCGAAGCCACCGTGCGGCAAAGAACCATTGAAAACTCTGCCTGGACGCCAAAGCCTAAGGACCGTCGTAGGCTCTCCGAACTAGTGCAACTCTGGTACGACCTACATGCCCACTCACTGCGCGACGCACCCCGGCGACTCTCCAAGCCGCTGCAATTGGCTGCCCGACTGGGTGACCCGATTGCGACGGCCCTGGATGCATCCTCTTACGCGAGCTTGCGGCGGAAGCGGCTGGAGGAGGGGATATCCGGGAAGACCCTGAACAACGAACTGGGATACATTCGCGCGGTGTTCAATGAGCTGAAGGACCTGGGCCAGATCGACTACGACAACCCGCTGGCCGGGGTGAAGCTGCTCAAGCTGCAGGAGGGGGAACTGTCCTGGCTGACGACCGAGCAGATCGGCGAGCTTCTCGACTCCATCCGCAACCGGTGCGACAACCCACATACCGAGCTGGTGACGCTGCTCTGTCTGGCTACCGGTGCTCGATGGTCAGAGGCTGAAAAGCTCCCCGCTCAGCGGCTCCAGGGCAACGTCGTGACCTATGCGGGAACCAAGTCAGGGAAGGTTCGCCACGTACCGATTCCAGCAGAGCTGGCTGACCGGGTGAGGGCGCACTGGCCGATGCATGGTCCGTTCACGTCCTGCATCACATCCTTCCGCCGCGCCCTGGAGCGCACCACAATTCAATTACCTCAAGGCCAGGCTAGCCACGCTCTCCGGCACACCTTCGCCAGCCACTTCATGATGAATGGCGGGAACATCCTCACGCTGCAGAAAATCCTGGGTCATTCGACGCTGACGATGACCATGCGATACGCCCATCCGTCGCCTGATCATCTTCAGGACGCTGTGAAATATGGGCCATTAAGGTGGGCCTAGTACTACACTCACTAATTTATATTCGCACTTAAATCCAAGTGCTTGATTAATGTGCTTGTGACTATGCATGAGCTCATATCTTGCCATGAAGGGAAGCGAGTTAATGTCTGGATCTGCTTTTTCGGTCAATATGCAAAATATAATTGTGTAGTCGTTTGTTACTATGTCGTTTCGATTATCTGGGAGTATGTCTGTGAAGGCTTGGGTGGGCCTTTCGTTGTGGTTTTCTGTAATGTGTTCGCGCATGCTTTCTCGGCACTTTTGATCTGATATGAATGCGTCGGAATAAAATTTCCCCTGAAGGAATAAGTGACTGATAGAGGCGGAGCCGGACTTTAGTCGCTTTACGTGAATTAACGATTTATCTGAGTGTAGTAAGTCACATACCTCGTAAATTCGCTCCCCAGCTATATGGACTTTTGCTTTGTCAAAAAGAAAAATGTCATTGTTTGTGTTGTATAGCTCTTGGTTGTAGATTTCCTCCCGATTTTGGTTTCTCTGAGCGTCCCATATTGATACGTTGTTGGTAAGGTATGCACTTTGATTGGAGGGGATATCTGATACGTAGTCTTCAACTTCTTGCTTGAAGTCCGTCGATACTTTTTTCCATTGTGCCATGCTTAGTATATAGGTGTCGTTGTTTAATTCTATTTCTGCGACTAAACACCTATAAACTGGCCAGCTCGTAACTTTGTTTCCTGTCTCGCTACTCCAAACGTAAATTTTATGCGTCTTCAAGCTGTTAATGCTCGATCTATCGCTAAACGCTCTACGTGAAGTTATGAAATCGTCAACAGATAGATCGTCGTGCTGGTCGCCGCCCTCTGCCTTGTATGTGAAATACCTGCTCTCGAAGTCTGTAAACTCCGGGGGGGAGAGATGGATGTTCTCGAAGTTTCCATTCCTGATCCTTTCAAATACTTCACTGTCTAGCTGCTGTATAGTATTTGGGTCGTTCTCGAAGTGGAATTTTGAATAGCCTTGGAAGACTTGCAGGTAGTTATCTTGGTTGTAGGCATCTTCTAGGGTTTGCAATTTTGGTATTAGAGACTCCCAGTTCAAGGGGTTGTCATTTTTTATCTTGAGTGAGATGTTATCTTTGCCAGTGAAGGATTTTATGAAGTTGTATTCTGCGCGAGCGACTCCTGTTACTGATCTAAGAAACTCCTTTTCATCATTAATCTGAAATACACTTAGGTTGCTTCCTGTGCTGATTTGTCTTTCTGCGTGCGTGGATACTGCTTCATGTATATTCGTCTGTATTCGTCGTAATTTTTCGGTATCGCAAATATTCATTGCGACTCTCAGTCCGAAGTCTCGAACAATCTTTTCATTGTCCAGAAAGGTTTCTGCGCCTAGTCCGAATGTCAGTGCGTAAAATTTCGAGATGTTTTGAGTTGTTATTTTTATTGCGACGACAGCGCATGGGAAAGTGTTTCTGCAGTTGAAGTTTATGGGCTCATCGGTCCCCTCGTTAATAAAAACTATCCAGGGGACATCTGCAGCAGTCTTCTGTGTTTCATGTTTTTTGTGAGAAAATGACGCCTGAACTTCAACGCCGGCCGGTGCATTTTCAATTCTTATAGGTCTTAACGGTGGCAGAGGACGGCGTTTACCATCTGTCTCATTAATAAATTCGTCGAAACTAGTTATGTGTTCTTTGATCTTATAGACGGTTAGCTTCTCGAGACTCATATGACCTCCTGTCGATGTCTATCCTGACTGCTGGTGAATTGCCATTATGGATGGTAGACAGCGCTTTGGTCTTTGTCACGGAGCGAAAACGAGTGCGCGAGCAGGAGGAGGAGCAAGGTGGAAGGATGAAATTCGACAGTTTGCGACACTAAACGGGTGGAAACGAAAAAGCCCCTGAAATTCACTAGGAAAATCAGGGGCTTATCGTTTGCGTTTGGTGGAGCCGGGGGGATTTGAACCAGCGTCTAGTCCTGTGTTTTCGCGGCCTCCAGATCGGAAGCTGTCATAACGCTGTCATTCTGGTCGGAAACTCGGTTGGCATCCAGAGTGATGGTGTGTATAAATCGCACCTGAGCAGGATACGGTAGGCGCTTGACAGCATGGACCTGAGATGACCGACCACAATTTCACCAACACTACGATCACAGAAACAGTCGTTCTCTCCGAGCCGCTGAGTGGAAACTCTATCGCTTCTATACAGGCAATTTATCCTTTTACAGAAGCTGATTATGTGAGGCTGGATAGTCAGGGCAATGTAGTGAAAAACTGGGCGACGAGCTTTTTATTTGTAGCTATTGGCTCGGCGGTCACTCTTCTCCAAAACGTCTATAAAGACGGCCTTAATACCCCGAATGATGTTGCGTCAGGGGATGTGATAGTGTTATCAATTTTATCTCTGATTACTGCGTTATTGTTTGTTGTTAGCGCGTTTGTGCCCAATGAGAAGAAGAAATTAATGAAGCGAATAGGGAAGTTTTTCAAAGATTCGGCAAGCCAGAATCATTTTATTAGGGGCGCAAAGTGATAACGAAAAGTAATCTTCCAAAAGGTTATATTCCTTATTCGAAGGTTAAACTTTGCAGCAATTTGCTCAGCGGCAGCACCTTCATTCTTTCGGTGGATGAAGTTCTGCCGCTCCTAGTTGGAAAAGGAAATAAGCCTCAAATTTGGATACAGGCTATTGCTGATGCGAATATGAAGTCTTTTGTACCGATTGTAGAATCCTCCATCCCACTGTTTCCGTTTGTCCGAGTCACCACTGAGTCTGGTGTCGTCCTCGTGTTTGTTAATGATCAAGTCATTATGTCCATTCGATCTGAGGTTGATGACGAAATTAATATTTTTCAGATGGACTTAAGGCCGATTGGGCTAAATATAGTCGGCGACGAAAAATCTCTTCGTTCCGGAGGCATGGAATTCAGCAACAGCACTTTTTCTGGGATGGGAACTTTTATGGGTTTTTCTTTGTAAGAGTTTCGGTAAAGTCCTGCATGTCGATGGGCCGCCACATCACTTCTGCTTTTTCGCCCGCGTTGTAGTCAGCTGATGGCATCCAGCGACCGTATATGCGTGCAATCATGGTCCAGTCACTGTGCCCCATCTGCTGCGCCACCCACATCGGATGCTCACCAGCAGACAGCATCATCGAAGCGTAGGTGTGGCGCGTCTGGTACGGCCGGCGGTAGCGCACACCAGCCTTCTTCAGCGCATACATCCAGAGCGTCTTTCGAATCGGGCCGTCACCGGCCCAGCGCTCTCCCGTCCTCGGGTTCTGAAAGACTTCCTGGTTGGCCAGGTAGGTGAATGCCTTCTGCGCCTTCAGGGCTTCCAGCGCAGGGCCGAGCAGCTTGATGCTGCGCCGGCCGGAGGTGGTCTTCGTCACCTCCGCTTTTCCCTTGGCTGCCTGGGTCATGGCGCGGGTGACGCGCACCTCGCCGCGGAGCCAGTCAATATCGCCCCACTCGAGGCCGACGAGTTCGCTGGTGCGCATCCCCGTCCAGAATGCGAACTGCACCAGGTTCCGCCCTTGACCATCGAGGGAACTCAGAATCGCCTGCTGCTCTTCCGGCGAGAATGGGTCAACGTCGTCGACCTTGACCTCTCCCTTCCTTGCGTACGTCCAGCCGGCGAGAGGGTTGCTGTCGATCAGTTCCTCTTCCATCGCATCGCTGAGGGCCGAGCGTAGGCAGCTCTGGATATTGCTGAGCGTCTTGTTGCTCACCTTCAGGGTGTCCAGCCAATCCTTGACGGCCTTCCGCTTCAGGTCGACCACCATGGCGGACCCTAGGGCCGGCACCAGACGAAGCTCTACAATCTTCCTGTAGCCCTCGAAGGTGCTGCTGGAGACGTGCTTGCGCTTCGACTCAAGCCATCGGCCAAGGAATCCCGCAACCGTCTCGCGTGACGCCTCAGGCGCAAACTTGGCGGCGCGCGGAGATCCAGGAAATGTCACCGAGTAGTCGAAGGTACCGGCGGCGATCGCATGTTCGATAGCCGCCTTGTGCTGCTCTGCTCGCTTCAGGTTAGTGGCGGTGGGCTTGAGCGAGATGCGCTCCCGGCACCTGACGCCGCGATACATGAACGTGATTTCGATACTCGAATCAGAGACCGCCCTGACTCCCCGCCCATCTCTACCCATGCTTCATACCCCTCTACATCAATAAGCGTCCGGCCATCCGGTGCTTTTTTCCATATCTCGCCGAGGCGCCAGATTCCGTCGCGGATCTTCGAGCGCACGGCGTCTTCGGTGTAGCCAGACTCGCTGGCGAATTTTTTAACAGTCAGGTAGCGCATTCCTGAGGCCTAGGCTTGAATGCAAGCCCCTCCCAGCGGCCGGATGGGCCGCGAATCTCGCAGCGCCGAACGTAGGCCCGGCGTTTCTTACTGTCGAACAGTGCCTGGCAGGCATCCATTTGCTCACCGTCGTTCGTCATTGCCTGCAGTCTGGCGCGGTCACCGCTGTTGACGAAGACAAAGCCGTCTTTGACCTTCCCGAATCCACTGGTCCGGTATAAGGCCCAGCGCGCCCCTCCTTTCTTGCCACCCTTCGACCCTTCGGTCAGGTAGAACGCAAACTCTCCCCTCATCACGCGAAGCAGAGTTCTAGCCATGGAGACCCCCACCATCTTTCGCCACTACCGAGTACGCCTCCGGCTTTCGCTCAACCGTACGGGTCGATCCGTCCAGGCTGTGGACGGTGAGTGCCGGCCGCCGAATCTGCACAGTTCCGTTCGGCGCCATTTCCTGACGCGGGGCGCCGTAGAAAGGGCCACCCGGGGCGAACGGGTCAGGGATGGCCGACGGGTTTTCAAGCAAGAACTTCTGAAACAGGTTCTGGACCGCAGCGGTAAGTGGCCCCGTGTTCCCTCGGTTGGAGCGGCCGCTCTTGTGGTCTGCGCTGTCCTCGAACTCCCCGCCAATCCAGAGCAGGCCGCCAACGATTCCGGCGTCGCCCGCGCAGACCTCGGCAGCCTCGGCACGGTGGGCATGATTCACCCCCAGGAGATCGCACAGGTCGTCGAAGGTCAGGGCCTGCTCGATCATGGCTGAGTTTCCGATAAGCCAGGCACCGCTCTCCTCCATGGCCTGTCTCGCAGCTCTGGTGCGATCCAGATATGCCGCTCGCTCGCGCTCAAGCGCCTGCTCGGTGAACGGCATGCCCTTGAGGAGCCGCCGACACACCTGGCGATACTCGGCGAAGCTGGTGTTGCGATCGGCGCACACCGCGCGGACGAACATCCGGAGGGCCGCCAAACGGACGCGCAGGTCACGGCGACTGTCGGCGTAGATATCGATCAGCCTGTGCAACGTTGCTCCCTTCATGACCGGCTCTCCTTGTTCGTGTCGCAGATCCGCAGGTCGACGCCGCAGGCCTGGACCAACTCGGTCAACTCGCCGAGCTTGGTGTTGGGGTTCTGCATCGCCTGGCCCAGGCGGACCAACTGCTGGCCGAGGGTGGCGAGCGGGGTAGGACGATACCCTGGTGGTGGTGGAATGTCGGAGCCTCTCATCACTGGCATACCTCCCAGATGAACAGGTTCTTGAACGGCTGGAGCGCGCCGCCGGCGGCAACAGCAGCCAGGCCAAACAGCGCGACGAGTGCGATAGCGGTCAGAGCCTTGCGCATGGTCATCGCTCACCTCCAGGCGCTGGCGCAGCGGCAATGAGGCCCCGATACACACGTGCCAGGAAGGCGCGAACTGCATCCCGACCCGGGAAGTAGTACTCGGTATCCTCAACGAGATAGCCGTCCATTCCGTCCTCGCTGTCGCGGCGCGCGTCCAGCATTTCCGGGGTCGGCTCAAGCGGTACCAGCTTCCACCCTGACGGCACGTTGTGCTGACCCAGGGCGGTCTTCAGTTGGTCCTCCAAGCGCTTGGCATAGCCGCGAATGCCTTGCACGGTCCAGCCACCATCGATGGCGTCTTGCGGCAGCCCTTCGCAGATACGCTCGAACTGGCGCAGGCGCCTCAGTTCATTGACCGCTACCTCGACGGCTTCAATCACTGGCACGCCGACGTAGCCGTCCTCGATATCTACTCGATCAAGCCAGCGCACCAGAGTTTGGAGGCTTTCGGCCAGTTCGCTGTCGCCCGATCCCGGCGCGGGGTAGGGTCGCTCGCCGGCACTACCCGGTCCGGACAGAGGTTCGCCGCCAGGGTTGCCCGGCTCTGAACTCGCTCCAGCGCCACCCAAGGCCGCCAGTGCGATCTGTCGCATGTTCGCCGCCGGGAGGTCGTCTTGCTCGGGACAGGGGAGCTCGGCGATGGTGCGGAGCGCCAGGAGGGCGCGCTCGAGCGGAATCTCTCCTGCACCCTCGGTGCCGGCCAGGTGCTTCGCTACCGTTTCCCGGATGACGCGCAGCGCGTTCATGGCTTGGAGCGAGCTGCCGTCCTGGCCGAGCTTGGCGGTCAGGTCGATCTGTTTAAACAGGGCATGGGTCATAGGTCACCCCCTTGCTCGGCGCTGCGCACTGCCTGGTAGGCGAGGGCGTAGCAAGCCATTTGCACCAGCAGGCTCGAAGCCGCGAGTGCGGGGTGATCCGTGAGGGCCAGGGCCGCCACGTGCAGAGCGCCGGTAGGGATGGAGAGCCAAGGGCGGGCGAGCATGTTCGCGGCTCCTTGCCCCTTGATGCCGCCGGCGAAGATCAGCAGCCAACAGAGGACGTTTAGGGCCGCTGACACATAGAAGGCGAACTGGTGGATGGAGCCATGTCCGAAGTACAGACACGCGCTGATCAGCAGGCTGACCGCGGTACTGGTGAGTGCTTGCTTCATGATCAGCGGCCTCGGGCGGCAGTGGTCAGCGCATCGAGGAGCGCATGCTTTCGGCGCTGACCATGCAGGTACTCGCGCAGGGCAACGACGATCAAGGAGTTCATGCTGCGCTCGTCTCGCTTGGCCTCGGCTTCGACCTCGGCCCTCAGGCCGTCCGGCAGACGGACAACGAACTTGTCCATGTCCCGGCTGGTGCTGGCCGGCAGTTCGGTTACAACGGTTGCTCGTTTCATGGGATCTCCAGTGGCGCCATCGCTGGCGCCTGGGCGAGGGGCTACTTGCTGATGCCGATGAAGGGAAGCGGGGAGCCGCTGGCCATGTAGGTGGGCAGCTTGCCGTCCCACTTCTCGACCGCGTTGAGGGTCACGACGTCGGGGTTCGAGCGCAGCGCTTGGGCGCGGATCTCGATCGCCTTCGCATCGGCGGTGGCCAGGGTCAGCTTCGCGTCCGCCTCCCCTTGGGCCCGAGCGCGTTCCTTGTCGGCTTCTGCCTTGGCTTGGGCGACCTCGTTACGGCGCTGCTCGGCCATCTGGGTGGCCTGGATCTTCGCGTTCAGGCTCTGCGTAACCTGCGGCGGGAGGACCAGGTCGGATGCGTAGTAGATGCGCTCGATATTGATGCCGATGGGCGCCACCTGGTCGCGCACGCGCTTCTCGACGGCCAGCAGCAGGTCCGCCTTGCCGGCACCATAGACGCTCTCGACTGGAAGCTTCGAGGCAACATCGTTGAAGGCATCGCGCACCATGTTCCGCAAGAACTTGTTCGTGATTTCGTCGATACCCGCCCGGTACTTCTGGAACAGCGTCGTCACCTTGTCGGGAGATACCGAGTAGGTGATGCCGACGGCGCCGCCAACCTTCATGCCCTCAACGGTCTGGAAGCTGATCGCTTCCTCGCCACCCCAGGTCTCGGTCTGCGTGAAGGTGGGGAACAGGTAGAGTTCCTCGTTCACGCCTACCCAGTAGCGCCCAGTGCCGACCTCGCGCGTCTCCACGCCCTTCTCGGAGCCGTAGAGGTTGACGATCACGCCGACGTTGCCGGCAGGCACCTTCGAACAGCCCGCCAGGACGGCGAGCAGGCACAGCATTGCAGCAGCGGGAATCCGCTTCATTGGTCTTTCTCCTTGCTGGTGGTGGCCGCTTCTTCACGGCGGGTGTTGGCGAGGTGGATGCCGAGGCAGACCGAGGCGATCAACCAGACGCCGGGGATGGCGAATCCCGCGAAGACCAGAACATCGTCGCGACTGCTGACCAGGGCCGGCCCAATGCCGCCCACCAGGGCGACGGACAACCCGGCATAGGCCAGCAGGGCGATACAGATCAGGAAGAGCTTCCCGGGCTTGATGAGAGGTTTGTTGTCCATGCTTTCCTCCAGGCAAGCCGATGGCCTGCCGCGGTTGTTGGCTTTCGCGAAAATCGGTTGGTTACTGCTTGGCTGCTTCGGCGCGTTCGGTCTGCCGCGTCAGATCAGCCCTCTCTGCTGCAGGTCGTTCAGTTCTGCGTCCGCAAATCCGGCCGCTGCCTTCAGGTCTGCCACGGTAAGCTCGTCGAGCGTCTTGCCCAGGCCCTGGATGTGCCGGGCGAAAGCGCGCTGTGCCGGCCCGTTGTAGCCATGGCAGAAGTCGGCCGCTGCGCGCAGTTCACCGTCGAGCTGCAGCGCCAGGATGTTGAGAGGATCGTTTCTGTCCCAGGCCATGATCACGCCACCCAGGCCACGCCATCGCGGCGAGCAGTCAGACGAGTTTCGATCTTCCTTTCGCCGCCACGGCGGCTGCGCATCATGTGGTCATCGTTGAGCAGTGGCTGACCGGCGACGAGGAAGGCGAGGGCGATCACGGCGGGCGAGATAAGCCCGCGGCGCATGGCTTCAGCCACCAGGGCGGCACGGCGGGTGACTCCGAGTTTGGTGGTCGCTGCCAGAACGCGCTTACCCACCGTGCCCGGCTGCATGCCCAGGTCGCGGGCCAGCTCCTTCGAGGTACGACCCGCAGCGATGCCCAGGACGCACTGAAGCTCACGCAGGGACAGGCCTTTGCCGAGGAAGCCGGTGAAACCGTGTGCTGTGATGGTGGCGGTGGTGGTCATGTGCTGCTCCGTGCTCTGGAACCAAGAAGGTACATACTGCAAATCAATCTAGTACCTTAAAGGTACATTGTCAATTGCAAAATGTACCTGTGAATCAGAATGGCAAGAGCGGAGTCTTTGAGGCGGGGCGTGAAGCTGGTGTAGGGGCACAGAAAGAAAGAGGAAGGGCTACGAGTAGGTGCAGGCTGAGATGGACGGTGTCGGCCTGGTGTTCAACGACGACGGCACCGTAACGCTGAGGTGGGATAGGCAGGCGCTGGAGGGGTAGGGCGGAAATGAAAAGCCCCGCAGATGCGGGGCCATTGGACAATCTCTTTCTGTTACGCCCTCATTTTTTCGAGGAACTCCTTCACCGGAGCGGTGCTGGATTCGCTAACAGTTTTCTCGGACGACTCGATTTCATTCAGTCGCTGACAAATGATTTGCTTGATCTCGGATCGAGCAAACCGATTGAGTAGGTCGCGGATCATCGGCTGATAGCCGACTCCGTGATACTCGGCAATTTTCTTGAGATCGTTTACTAATTGCTTTTGTAGGCGAATGGAAATCAGTTGGAGGCCGAGCGCGTCATCCACCTCTTGCTTTGAGCCAGTGGAGACTTGGGCGTGCGCTTCGGTCGTCCCGAGCTCGCCGCTTTCCCACAGTTCAACGTTGCTCATAGCTTCCTCACTCTTTGTCATTTGATTGCAAATTTTCTGTAGATACGTGTTTCTTCAGCACTGGGTTCGTACGCTGTTTTCAGGAAAACCTTACCATTCTCGAAGACGAAACAGATCTTTAGGGCCCTGCCAGCGTTTGTTTCGGCTACGAACCATTTCGTTACAGGGTCTGTCTTGTGATCCTCTCGCAGGTCGATCAGGTGTTCACCCTCGCAGTTCTCGAAGCATTGCTCGATTTCTCTGCGGCTCACGCCACCATGCTTTTCCTGAAGCTTCCTCTCGATGGCGTCCGAAATGATCAGATTTTCCAAGCGCGGTTACCATTTGACTTTGTATATACAGATGATAGGCCGCTCTGGGAGGTAGATCAATCCCTCTGTATATACAGACAGCTAGGCAGAAAAATGGTTCGGCTGAGAGCAGTCAGTGTCGCCGCCGGCGCATCACCGACCACCAGAACACCCACCCGATCACGCTGATGTCACCGGCACGCATCTGGTCCCTGGTGTACTCCTCATCGGGGTACTCGTCCCGGTTGTAGCTGCGCAACCGGATGCCGCCGCCAGGCAGGCGATAGACGAATTTCACCCGCAGCAGGTCGTCATGCTTCAGGGCGTAGATCTCGCCGTCGGTGATCGCGTTGACTGACATATCGATCCCGATGACGGCTCCGTCGGCAATGAGCGGTTCCATGCTGTTGCCGGTGACGTTAACGCAGACGGCGCATTTCGGATTCACTCCTGATTCGTGCAGCACGGATCTCGGGAACCTGATTTTGCGCTTTGCGAGCTCCAGATCTGGAAATCTGCCACCGCCCGCAGCCACCTGAATTTCGTCGAAGTAGGGGATCTCTACCTCGTCGAGATCAAGTGGATCACCTTCTTCCCACGTGGATAAAGGCATAAGATCTCTCTCGGCGTCGGCGTCGGCGTCGGCGGAGGGCAAGGGGGACACGGCTTTTGCCTGAAAGTGAGGCGCTTCAAAAATATGCTTGCCATGTAATACATCAAGCCAGCCGCGCGGTAAGTCAAAGCATTCTTCGATGTGCCTGGCGAGCTTGTTGCCGATGTTCTTCGTTGGGTTCGAGCCAATCAGCCTGCTGACCTGAGTTGGTTCACGGTCAATGCGGCTGGCGAACGCACCTGTCCCCCCCTCCTTCTCTGCAAGTGAAAGGGCATTTGTACGGCGGATAGTACTGATGTCAATCATTCATCCATTCCATCATCTGTACCAGAAATGTACAGAACCTTGACGGTACATAGACTTTTCGCCATCCTTGTACCCAGGAGGTACATTTATGGCCGTCATTACATCCCAAAACCCCAATGCGGAAGCCTTGCGGGAGTTTTGGAAAAGTCTGAGCACCAGGGAGCGCAGCGAGGCTGCGCGCAAGCTTGATACCTCTGTTGCGTACCTGCGACAGGTTCTGGCGTGTGGGCGCACGCCAGGGGCGGTTCTTGCTCGTGATCTGGAGCGTGTGTTCGAAGCTCGAATTGCGCGGCATCAGTTGAGGCCTGATCTGTACGACGTGCCCACAAGCTCCGCCGACCTTGAGCCCATTCTGCCGTCCGAATCCCGCCTCGGGCAGTGCGCTGATGCTGCTGTGCAGGCATCCAGTATGGGGGCGGAGCAATGATCCGAAACGTCTTCGTGATTCTGGCTGGACTGATTGCGGTGGCCGTTATCTGTGCCGCTGGGGTGATCCTCCATGCCATCGGCGGCTACCACATCGAGCTGACGCCGATCATCGCGACAGTGGGGGCCGCCGGCGGGATCGCGCTCCTTTGCCATGAGTTTGGCTACAGCGCTGGGCGCAACAAGGCACTGGATGACCGCTTCTACCCAGATGCAGATGCGCCTTACGTGCACTTTCCCCGAGGCATGGACAGCTACCAGGACCGTCTGGATTTCCTGAATCGCGCCATAAAGCGGCTGCACGAGATCGAGTCAGCCAAGGCCAACGATGCTCAGGATCAGCGCCCCAGCGATCAGGGCAATCAGCCAGAGCGCAAACGTCATGATTGATGCGCGCCTTTTCTCCCAGAAAGCCCTCAGCGGCGTTATTCCGCCCCGGTCTTCTGGGAAGTATTCCTTGTCCCAGTGCCTTTCCTTCCAGCGCCTGAAGGCATCTCTCAACCAGTTCATGCCGGGCCTCCGTGGCCGTTCTGTGTGGAAACAAAACGATAGCACGGAGTGTCCTGGCGCCACTTTGCGGCCCGGCTGATTCAAACGCCGGAAAGCAAAAAGCCCCGCTTTCGCGAGGCCTTTAGTCGGTAGTCGTTGACGCGACTGCCTGGATATCAATTTGTCTTTCGAAGGACGGACTAACTATGCAACAGAAAACTCAACGCGCGCAAGTCCCCTGCGCCGTTACCACCGACCACCAGGTTTGCTTCGATCCTCTCAACGGGGATGAGTTCTTGTTCTCCATTGTTGCCGACCGGCCGGTTGACGCGGCTCTGGCCGCCGCCGAGGACATCAGCGAGGCGGTTCACCTGATTCTTTTGAGAATGACCCGGGCGATGGACGATGCCGGCGAGCCGCTACTCTCTCAGGAACTCAATACTCTCGCCCTGCTGGGGGCCATGTCTGGCGCATTGCTCAGAGCTTGCCGGGCCGGTGTCGCGACCCAATCCGGAAATCCTGAAAGCGTGTCGCGACACGCAGGCGGTGCAGCATGAGCGCGGTCTGGAACAAGCCCCAGTCGTCTGCACTGAAGGCTCCGATATCTCAGCTTCCGCCGCGGAGATTCGCAGTGATTAACCCGACCACGACGGTCGAAGAGGCGTTGAGCGAGGCCATCGCGCTGACGCTAAGTGTTTCTAGCATTCTCGGAGCACTGACCACCTCCGACGAAGAGCGCGTAGATATGGACGCCCTCAAGCTCTGCTCTCGCCTGGCTGGCGACCTGGTCGATGCCGCGCTCGACGCCCTGCGCAAGGAGGGCCAGCAATGAACCTCGCGACACTGCTCAGCAATCAGTGCTCCCCGGTCCCCGATGAAGTTCTGACCGATAAGCAGATCCGCTCCATCAAGTTGGATCGTGGTACGGCTCGCCATGCGGCTCAGAACATGGCGCTTGGTGTCGCCGCAGTCGGGAAACTGCTGGCGCTTACCAGTGCAGAAGGCGAGCTCGATCAGGAGACCGCCGAGCGTCTCGGATGGTTCTTGGAGGAGGTTGGCGGTGCCATCTACCAGTTGGCGGAGTTCGAACAGGTCTGTTCTGCTCGAATCGATCGGCAGAAGGAGGCTCAGCAATGAGGGCCACGATGGGTATCAGCTTCCGGGCGACTGCGCCGGTTGATCTTTCGAAGGGAGATCAGAAAGCGAATGTCCTGTGCGTGATGGATGACATTGATGCCGACCTCGCGCTGGACAGCGCAGTCGGCCTGCTCGACGCGATTCAAGGCGGGCTCCTCGACATCCTCGACGAGCCGAGTGTTAGTCGTCGCGTAGTCCTACTTCTTCATGCGGCCGAGACAGCCACTGCCCTGGTCCGTGCTGCCCTGGAGGGTGGGGAGGTGGCCAATGACTAGGCGCATTGGAGCGAAAGCACTCGGTGACCAGCTCTACAGCTATATCGGCGCCATCCAGGACTTGGCTACCGCAGTTCGCGAAGACTTGGCTTTCGAAGGTTGCGAGCCGGGCCCGCGCCTGACCGCCGAGCAGGTGGATGCGATCCATCTGTCGATTATCACCATCGCCAGGTTGGCTGGCGAAGACTTGATCCAACTGCTGACCGAGATGGAGGTGCCGGCATGACTGATCTGGCCCCCTTCGGCGGCCAGGCCGCCACCATGACCAGCCGCGAGATCGCGGATCTTGTTGGGTCGCGTCACGACAATGTACGCGTGACCATTGAGCGACTGGCCGAGCGCGGGGTGATTGCTTTACCTGCAATGCAGGAAAAGCCCACCGCTGGCCGCCCCACTCAGGAGTACGTCTTCACCGGCGACCAGGGCAAGCGCGACAGCATCATCGTCGTCGCCCAGCTCTGCCCGGAGTTCACCGCGCGGCTGGTGGATCGCTGGCAGGAACTGGAACAGCAGGCTTCCCGGCCACTGACCGCCGCCGAGCAACTACTGGCCAGCGTGCAACTCACCGTCGATCTGGAGCGGCGGCAGCGGCTGACCGAGCAGCAGGTGGCAGCGCTGACCGAAACCGTCGGCGACATGGACCGATCGCACCCGCTGCTCGACTCGATCCCCAACGGCATGGAGAGCATCACCGCTATCCGGCAGCGGATAGGGAAGCAGTACGGCCTTCCGCCCAGGGTGATCGACGCGGTGGTGCGCGACATGCCGCACAGCCCGCGCCCCTTCGCCATGGTGCGCAGCAAGCACGAGGAACTGAACGCGCGCCCCTACGCGGTCTGGGCAAAGGCCGAGATCAGCAGGGTGTTCGAGCGCTTCGCGCGCGGCTGCACCTTCGTGACCCAACACCGAGCCACGCACCCGGATTTCGGCGCCGGCCGGGAGCGCTTCCAGATGCGCGGCACCCCTTCGCAGGAGATCGGCGAATGACCACACAACCGAAACCGGGCCGGATCACCACTGGCCCCAACGGCCGCCCGGTGATCGCCGGGCCCTGGCCGTCCTACCGTCAATTCCGCGACCTGCCCGAGCGTGAGCGTTGGGTGCTCTACGGCCACGCCAAGGCATGCCGCGGTGCGCTTGAAGACCAAGGGTTCCTCATGGCCGAGGGATACCACGACTTCGTGAAGCGCGTTACCGAGGAGTTAGACATATGAGCGTTCAGGCCATGACCTGGGCACTGGAGCAGCAGGTCGTTACCGATGCCGCCATGAGGCATGTGCTGTTGTGCTTGGCGAACTATGCCAACGAGGCGGGAAAGGGGGCGTTCCCTTCTATCGCCACGCTGAGCAGTGATACAGGGCTATCCGAGCGGACTGTCCAGTACAAGCTCCGGTCCCTCGAGGAGGCTGGTGTTATTCGCCGTGGAAACCAGGCAATCGCTGCCGCTTACATCTCGCACCGGGATCGCCTGCCGATGGTGTACGACCTCTCGATGGAACGGGGTGCAACGGTTGCACCGGGTGCAAATGACGACGTAACGGGGTGCAAACCACGACGTAACGGGGTGCAACTGACGACACAACGGGGTGCAACGGTTGCACCCGATCCGTCACTTAACCACCAAAGAACCACCAAAGAACCTAAAGAGCATGTCCAAACCGGCGAAACCGGTTCGGACGACGTGGGTGATCGGAAGGGAAAAACCGAGTCTGGGAAACGGCCGGCCAAGCCCAATCCTCTGGATGGTTTCGAGGAGTTTTACCAGGCCTACCCAAAGCACAAGGATCGAGCGAAGGCGGAGAAGGCTTGGCGGAAGATCGACCCTGCTCTGCACCCTGTGATCATGGCGGCGCTTCCGAAGCACTGCCGACAGCGTGATTGGCTGAAGGACAACGGCCAGTTCGTTCCGCTGCCGGCCAGTTGGCTCAACGGGCGACGATGGGAAGACGAGATAGCCCCTGATGCTGGCCCG